TCCAGCATTTCGAACTCCTCTTGAAGTACATGCATTTTTCTAAATCGTTTGGCATAGGCAATAACCTCACCTCGGTCATTCTCAAACCCGATTTTTGCATTGTAGTATTCAGCCAACATAAATAGATTTCTATTGTAGTCATCTTGGGTCTGAGGCCTTCCGACATACGAAGCCACAATAATATCATCAGGCTTAGAAATGTTGTTCGGAACTTTAATAACATATGCTGCACCAAGAGATGTAGCTGATGCAGATTTTCCTTGGGCATACGGGTCATGACATACTATGTATAAGTTTTTTGGGATGATATCTTCAATCTCTGTTTTGTATGGAGGTTCATAGACTACTATGGCCCCAGTTAAGTTGTCATCCTTTCTGTGTGGAAACTTGGTGATAGGTTTAAGGTTAAAGTCAGGTCTAAAACTAATTTTACCTTTACTATCGTAGTACATTTCTCCGGCCACTCCGATCTTTTGGAGATCGTTAGCAATTACTCTGTTGTACTGTTCTTTTAAAGATGATACGTCAAATGTATTTGCTGTAACTTGAAGTGTTGCCTCCTGTGGAGTAAACGGCATCTCTGCTATGTACTGGTCAAATGCTTTTGGGTCGTTACCTTTCTTTTTCTTTTCTCTTTGAGATTCTTCGTACTCAACTGCTTCATCAACTAAACTGTTTCCATCTTTGTCAATGAAACCATCTAAGTTTTTGTAGATAGGGACGAAATAACCACAATGTGTCCCCATGGCCCCAGCATCCCAATCGTTCTCAAACGGTAAACAGTCATAAGCTTCAGGGTGGTAGAACAATTCTTCCATACCTTCGAAGCCTGGGCCTTCTTCTCCACCTGTTCCAAAGGCAACCATTGTCCCAAGTGTCTTTGAACCTTGTCTCATTGTAGGCATTGCTACCTCCCAAGCTTTTAATAGTCCTGCAAAAGATCCTGCTTCTTCAAAAAAGATTAGTTCACCTGCTTTACCACGGATTTTATCTGGGTCATCCTTTAAGGATACTCCGATAATTTGTGATTTAAAGCCTAAGGTAACGTCGGCCCCGTTTACATTCTTTTTGTACCCAGATTGCTTGTGCATTTCTCGGTCAATTAATCGTGGTTGGCTCCAAGCTGTATTATCGTCTACAAATGATACAATGTCCCAAGCTTTTGAGAGCATTCCATCCCCAATTAAGTATTGTTTATCAGAAGCAAATACAAAATTCTTAGAATTCCTAATATGGAAGTAGTTACGGCAAAGCATAGCTGCAGCTTTGTAGGAGAATCCCTTTCTACGAGCCTTAAGAACCACGAGATGTTTGTTTTCTTTACGAGCTTTGTCAATTGAGTTGAAGTATTCAAAGTCACCGTCATAGAATGCTGGAAAGCTTCGGTCACGTCGTGACATAATTTCACCATCAGGTTGTTCTTCATCTATAATCCTATCTATTGGACAATAATTTAAGTAAAAATAATGAAACCCAGAAATTTTTACCCCGTTAATTTCAAGACCTTGCATGCATCTATGCTGCTCAGTATCCCAATACTCGTAGTATTGTTTTGTACCAGGAAGTGCAGCAGTATAGAAGCCGTGCTCAATGTAATGAGTAGCGGCCTCTGCAAATAAATGTGTGTCTTTAAGTTTACTCACTGTACTTGTTAGTTTTTACACCTGCTCTGTTTGGATTGTCTTTAGCTTGTTGCTTTTGAACTAGTTCTTCTAGCCTGTCTAGCCCTTCGATTACTTCTCCAATCTTAGATAGGTTTGATAGTAAGTCTTTTGCTTGATAGAGCAACTTGCCATTGTCATCCATAGCTGTTAAGTCTATGTCTTTAAAGTATTTCTCAAGCTTGTTAACTGAAGACCTTCCTGCTCTCAATAGTTTTATCCCATGAGTTTCTGATAACTCTTGGTATTTCTTTACGGCCCCTGCTAATTTTGGATTGACTTTTACTTTTAAGTCATCCTCTAATTTTATCTGACGTTCTTCATCATCATATGCAGCATAACTAGATCTATGATCAGCATAAAAGAAGACAAAGCTTAGTTCTTTGATTGTAAGTTTTTCAAACTCTGGTATTGTCATAGCATACACTGATGGTATGACTACGTTGTTATTTACCGTTAGCAAGTCTTTCATTCTTCCTTCTTTTTAATTCGTTTATGTGAGCAATCCTAGACTTCTTTGCATGAAATTTTCCAAAATACGGTAGCCTAATTGTTTCAAAATCACCAAGTTTCATAATCTTAGCTGCATACTTGAATTGGTGGTAAACCATGTCTTCTACTTTTGTAAGAGGAAGATTGTATTTAGTTGCCAGCTTCTGGATTATCGTCTTTTCTTTCATTTCGTAATTTTAAAGGTTTTCCAGTTTCTCCAACTTTAATTCTTGGCCATCTTGATGGTTTGTCTGGACAGTTCTGAGACTCCCATGAACCTTTAGATTCTACCCAGCATCCACAGAGTTTACATCTTCCGTCACCTTTATCATCTATTACTAAGTTTGGGCATGTGTTGCATGCATCCATTCTTTCTAAAAATTGTGCTTCAGTTACTGGTTTTAATCCTGAAGCTGCATGCTTGATTACTGCTAGTGTAAAGTTTCCAAGCATTTTAAGTCTTGATGGTAATTTACTCATTTGGTACTTCTGTTAGTTGCAATAATAATACGTTTCCTTTCCCATCCTGTACAACTGATAAACACATTGCATCCATATAGAAGTATGTGATTACTTTATCTGCTTGGAATATTGTCATTGTGGGGTAATGTTGATTTGTACTGCTTCTTTCTTAAGCAGTGGAGCCAAGGCATAGCCATTAGCTGTTTGTACAATAGCTTTTTTATCCTTCAATCTTTTAACGTAATTGTTTAGAGTATTGTGGTCCTTGATTTCCATAATCTCTGCCACTTTTCTTTTGTTAGCAGGAGAGCATAGGTTGACAGTCTCACTCAAGTCAATTAGGTTTGCTAAAACTCTGAGCTCTGTGTCAGTCAGTTCTAGGATACCGTTAAACACCTGAAGGAATTTAAGGGTAGTATTTGTTTTGATATTAATCTTCCTCATCTTCGATAGGTTTATCGTTATTTAAAAGTTCGATTTTAGCTCGACCATCAACAATTCGAACTTTGCAAGATGTAGAGTATGAGTTAAATTCTTCTAAGTGCTCGTCAATGTTTTCTCTTGTAATCAAGAAAGTCAAGAATACTTCAAGCTCTTTTGCAGCCTTTAGTATTCCTGTTCTTTCTATTTTTCCTGACGTTGCACTTAGTTTCAATAGCTCATAGTCATCTATGGTCATTGTAACTGTTCCTGTCATTTTACTACTCCAAGAATTGCCATTGATTCATTGATCATAACGTACTCAGTATCGTTAAGTTCAACAATAACTCCATCACTTGATGGGTGAATGTATACAACATCCCCAACTTTGCATTTGCAATCTGGACCAGCTGCTAGTACTGGAAGTACGTTAGAACGAAGTGCTGATGCTGATCGATCCGATAAGATGATACCTGCATCTGTTACTTTTTTGTCCGGTTTTGGGACTACCAACCAATCTCTTGTTGGTTCAAAATTTAAATTTTCCATTTGTTATTTAGTTTGCTTAATGCAAATATAACAAGGAATCTTATATAAGCAAATCTTTTATTTTAGAATTGCAATTACAGTAGTAGTAAGGAATAGAGTAGTTGTAAGCACAAATGCCCCTGTTGAGATTTTGTATTTAGTCAAATTATCCAAAGTAGTAGTGAGCTCAAGGTTTAAATTGTCTACATCTACCTGCAATGTCCCAATCTTTTCAAGATTTGTTTTAGCAGACTCTTGACATTTAACATATGAGTTAGTTAACGTCTTGATAGCCAAGTCTTTATCAGCTAATCTTATTTCATAAGAATTAACATTCTGATTTAACAGGAATTCACTTTTCTTACAAGCATCAAACTCTACTAATGTTTTTAGTAGAGTCTCTTCTTGCTTACTTGTAAAGAATACCCCGGCCTGGCCGTTGTAATTAGTTCTTTGGGGAGTAAGTTGCCCATAGCTGATCACGTTCATCGTTATCAGCACTAGAAATACGACCAATGACTTCATCTCTGTCTTTTTTTATGTTAATGATTAGGTTTGCATTTGCAAGTACTTTGTATTTGTTGATGCTATCGTGAAAAGCTAGGCTGTCTACAATGTGCATTGTTTGTATTGAGTCAATCTTGAGCTCATACAAATCTGCAATCACTTTTACTCTAGCATCTGCTTTAGCTTTTTCCTCTTTACTAGCTTGTAATTGGGAAACTAACCCAAGTACAATGACTGTTAGCACGGCACAGGCCATAAATACGACCCCTTGCCATGTAACAATTTTAGATTTGCTCTGACTCATCTGTAATTTCAGGTTGTGGCTCAGGAGCCGGTTGGACTGGAGTTTGAATTTCTTTCTTTTTATCAAAGATCTTCTCAATAACCGTTAAGCCTAGTCCTCCACCTGCTATTAGGCATAGTGCATCAAACATAAACTCTGGGGTGATGTGATCATCATTACGAAAAGTAGCAACGTATGCTAATAAGATGATATTTAGTAAAGTAAATGCAGATAAGATTCTTTTACTTGAAAGAGAAGACTTACTGCCAAACATATCGTAGAAAAACTTTTTCATTGTTCTGCTTTTTCTGACTTCTGTGTACCAAAGTAGTATGAGAAGATCATTAGGGTTAGTGTTTTTATTAAATCAAATAGCTCCTGGTTCTGATGGTCAGATAACAGAGGCATACCAAAT